GGAAATCATTCTAAAGTGAGCTATTTCATAATTTTCAAATTCGGTTTTAAAACCTTGATTTGTTTGTCTCATATCTCCACTTTCTATAACAAACCTTGTATAATAAGGATTTTCTGGGTCTTCTCCCTCTATTCTATTTACATCATAACTTGATAAAGGTTCAACATTGGTAATACCATACTTATCGTTAATATCTAATTTCAAAAAGAAATCACCATATTTACATAAATTTCTTGTCCACGGGTATAAATTAAACTCAATGTTTAAGATATCATAATATAAATTATGTAAAATATCGTGTATTTGATTGTTATTTGATTTAATAGTTAGAATATTACCATATTCTGATTTTAATGTTGTTTCGTCTGCATAAATGTCTAATGCGGATGCTACTAATGGGTCGGAATCCATTGCTTCATAGTCTCTAAATAATCCCAATCTCATTGTCTTCTGATACAATGATTGGTTATATCCACTCATTCCGTGTGGACTTTTATACAAACGGGAATACCTATCGACTAAATCTTTCCCTGCGATACTTTGAACTTGTTGTGTATCTGCTATCTTTAATTGTCTTCCACCAACATTTCTTACAATTACATTCGTTGAAAACAATCGTCTTAATCTACTGAATAAATCTCTATCAGCCATTTTTTACCTCTTACTTAATTAACCAAGTTAAATCTTCTTTTTCCCCTTTTACATCCATTTCCCAAGAATCATTTTTATTCGGTTCTGGTTTATAGACTGCTGGATTTTGTGAAATACCACTTATTGCTCTTTTTGAAAGTTCTATACCTTCAGTTCTTAATCTTAATGCAGTATCTCTAACCCAAAGGGCTATTGCGAAAGACATTACTAAGTCATCATTATATCCTACTAACGCTTCCGCTCTATTACCATTATAAATAAATACAAACAACTCATCAATTAACCTTGATGAATGAACATTAACTGATTCTTCTCTAAACATCTCCTCTAACTTTGCAACTATTAAAGGTCTTGTCTTCTGTGTTGTTGAGAAACCAGGAACCATATTTCGTTCTTGAGTTCTATATTTATTTGTCATTTGATGTTGAACATCAACATATTGCAAATCTTTACTTGTATAAAACAAGTTTTCATACTCTCTATCAATGACTTGTTGAATTGCTGCCCAACCAATGTTGTTATTTTCAACAACCAACAAAGCATTGTTATATTCGGTAGCTACATTTACTAACATATTACCAAAATCTTGTGTAGAGATTTTACCTCTATATTCAGCTACTTGTTCCAAAGATTCTACATCTATAATATGAAACGCTGAATAATCAGTTCCATCACCTCTACTAACATCGGCACTCACCACATAGTTTTTTGTATAGTTTGGTGGTTGCCATATCCAATAGTTAGAATCTACACCTCTTCTTTCCATTGGTTCTCTTACATCATTTTCTCTAATCTTTTCAAGTATCAAACCATCGATTACTGAACGACCAGAAGTGATAAAATCACAATCACACTCTTGTGCGGCTAATGAAGGCCCTAATAATTTATCTTGTTCATCTCTCCAACTTTGGTCTCTGTCTGGGTGTAATGACCAATGTAATCTAATAAAATTAAAATCATTTACACCATTTTCAGCATCCATCCAAGTTTTGTGGAAAAAATTACCAACACCATTAGGTGTAGAGATAATTAAAGCTTTACCACCAGTCGCTAGTGTTTGTTGTGAAGCGGCCCATATTGTATCAATTTTATCAATAAATGCTGCCTCATCAATAATAAGTAATGACAATGCTTCGGAACGACCTGATTCTTCAGAACTCGCTACCGCTTTAACTTGAGAACCATTTCTATATCGTAATGATAATTTATTGTCCTCAACACAAGGTTGTTTTAACCAACCTGGTAAGTTAGCATGCATTACTCTAACTTTCGTTACTAAATTCTTTGCTGTATCTTGTTTTGTAGCAATGACCAAGATATTTTTATCTTGTTGAAATGTCATCATCCACAACGCGTATCCAGCAGTTAATGTTGATAAACCCAATTGACGAGCTTTTAAAACGACATTATAATCGTTCTCCATAAAAGATTTCAATGATTTTTCCTGAAAATCGTATAAGTTAAAATTAACTTTACCTTTAACAGGGTGTTGGATTATTCCATACTTACCCAAAAAATAAACTGGGTCTTGTGCACACTTCGCATATTCTCTTTTAATGGCTTCTTTTAATTGTTTCTTTTCCATTAATCAACTATTTCACCGGCAAGTTTTATGGAAGCAGAAGTTGCAATTACACCAAATGTAAAATACAACCATTTATTCTCATACCACTTTGGTTTTATGAGTTTAATTTGCTTCTCATATAAAACTTCACGGTCTTTTAATATATTTACTTGTTGAGTTTTAAATGAAATCAACATTGAATCAATTTGTGTTTGATTTTCATATTTTTTCATTAACTCTTCGTAAATACCTAATTGCTCTAATTGGTTCTCTACTGTTTGTTCAAGTCCTTTAACCTTATTACCCATAGTTACCACTTCTTCTTCGGTAAAGGTATAGGTTTTGTCTTGTGAAAAGAGTAGGCCAATCAAAGTCAATCCTAATATTAATCTTTTCATATTATTACCTTTATTTACTAAAATTTTTTAAAAAATCTGCAGCTTCATCGGCATCACCTTTTTCAAAAGTCTTTTCCATTTCTGTTGTTTTCTTTTTAGAAATAGTAAGTTTTCTTTTTAAAGAAGTGATTTCTTTTTTATTTTTTTTCTTGTTTTTTTCAAGTTTGGTGATTTTAGATTCTACATCTTTTTCTTCTTTTTTGGATTCATCAATCTTACCTTCGAGTTCTTTTAACTCTTTAGATTTTTTTGCACCCATAAAAGCACCAACAATCGTTCCGATTACTGCTAACATTCCAAGTAGTTTTTTAAACATTATTCTCTCCTTACCTATAAATAGTTAGTTATATGTTTTCTTTCATTTTTTTCAAGTCTTTTATGGCATCATCAGCAAGTTTATTTAAAGCTTCTTCATTAACTTGTGCTTTTTCAATTTTAACCTCTGGGTCTTTAATACCAACATCATAAATCTGGTCAACTGGTCGTTCATCTCTCCATTGTTCAATACTCTGAATCATATCTTCAATCCAACCCTTTTGATTATTCTTTGCTCTTTCTGTTGCCCACTCGTCATACTTTCCTTCAAGTCTTAACTTATGTTCAAAATCTAATTGACAATTCCAACAATGTCCAAATATTCTCCAAAACTTATCGTCAAGTTTTTTCTTCATTGTTTTTTTACATTCTGGACAAAACAAAGGCATTCTAACTTTTGACATAATATCAGTCAATTCTGACTTTCTTGTTTTACCACCAAGATTTTCTTCTTGTTTCCCTTGATATCCAACCATACTTCTTTTTTCTACTGGTTTTCCGTCAAGAATGTTTTTTAATGCTATATTTTGTCTTTCGGCTTCTTTTGACCTGCCTGCCATACTAAAAACTCACTAACCCTAATATTTGATTTACGGGTGCAAAAGCACCAGTAAACTTATAGGTTTTTCCTTTATATTTAAAAACTATACCTTCAACTGGAACTATTTTCTTTAATCCACCAATTGAGTTTAATTTTTCTAATTGTTGTTTTAATTTTTTCATCTTTTTCACATCACCACCTGCTCTAACTTGATTAGATGCTTTGACAATATCTTTTCTAATTTTTTCTACAGCTTTACTTGGATTAGCTGCAATAAAGTTTGATAAATTTAATAATATATCTGCACCTACCGAAAAGAAAATCTTTTCAAATGGTAACATATTTTTTCTAACTATATTTGTATGGTCTAATTTATCTGTATTCATAACCCATTCTAAAAATTTTGGTTGTTTTTTTAAGTCTTTTCTAATATTTGGTATCTTATATGACTTATCAAAGAATGCCCATCTTTTAGTTAATTTTTTCAAAATTGTTTTAGGAACATTATAACCAAATTGTCTTCCTGCATTGTAAATATATTCTTCCCAATAAGATTGATGATATAGTCCTAATGTATCTGTATCCTTTAAACCAAATTGAGATTGTAACTTATTTACTCTCTTATAATAAATATCAACTTTTTTCCCAAAATCAATTTTTTTTGGTAAAGCTAAAACTTTTGGTTTTATTATCTTAAAATGTTTCCCAATGTCTTGATTTACTTGTTTAATCATACCTTGCAACATTCTACCTGAACCTTTTACTTCACCAACTGCATTACCATTTTTATCATATTTGATTGAATTATGAAATTGTAGAATTTGTTTATCATAATCTATTACATTTGATGATGCTGGATAGATGACTTCCAGATTCATAAAGATTTCTCCATTTTTAAAAACCTTATCTTTTTGTTTATCACTCAAACTACTTATTGCTCTTGATAAATCTTTCATAGCAAATACAAACGCATCTCTAATATCACCACGACCACTAAACTTTTTCGCTACTGCATTAATATCAAGTGCGTTTTGTCCACGATTTTTAATTTGTCCTTTGTTTCTTGCGGCTAAAACTTTTCCATCACGATAAGTAATCATTAAATTTTGTCCGTCAGTTTTTTCTGTTACATCATCTTCACGATTTAGTTTTCCTGATAAACCTAATTTAATAATCTTTTTTAAATCACCAAAGGTTAAATTATTATCATCAAACGGGTGTGACATATGTCCATATGCTCCACCTTCTATAATTAATTGAACTTCTTCTGATAAGTCTATTCTTTTTTCAATAGGTTTTTTTGTTTCTGTCAACTTTCTAAATTTGTTCGTCAACATATTGAAAACACCTTTATCAAAATAACCAAAAGTTTGTTTAAATAACTTTTCTCTTTTACTTCTTTCCATTTTGGAACTACCTAATAAATTTCTTATTTCAGTTCCACTTGTAATACCACTAACTTTTACAGTTGGTGCAGTATAAATGTATCCGTGTTCTTTATAACCAAGTAAGTTTCCTTTATTCTTATTATAATCTTGATAATAAGTTAATCCACCTGATTTTTTCTTTCCACCCTTTAATCTTCCTGCATCTTTTGCACCAAATACATAAACTACTGCTGTATCATCTTTAAATTTTTTCAATAAATTATTTGCTACATAAGGAACTCTTTCTTTTACAATTCTGTTTTTTGGAATACCCATTTTAGTCATATGACGAACTTTTTCACTAAAATTCATTGGGTGTCTTGGCGGTTGTTTAATACCAGATGTTGTTATATAAACTTTACCGAATTTTTTTTCTAAATTTTGAAATACTTTTCTATGATGAGGCCCGAAAGGTTGAAACCTACCAGGATATATTGCTATAACTCTTTTTGCTTTTACTTGTTCCGTCAAGAACGGCGAGATTAACTGTTGTATTAATCGTTTCATTCATTTACCACTTCCTACAAGACCAATAACGAGCTTTATGTCTTGGGCCTGGACTATCACAATTGTGTCTAGCTCTAAAACTTTTTCTCGCTGCTGGGTTAGATTTTCTAATTCTCATTGTTCCACCTTTGGCTTTACCACCTTGACCAAAGTTTACTTTAACTACATTACCTTTTGGATTCTTTACATATACTTTAAATTTTTTGACATCACCTCTCATAGGCTTTCCAAGTTTTACTTTTCTACCTCTATATTCAGCTTCTAAAATACCTTCAATTGTATATCCAAATTTTAAGTCTTCAGACCAAATATCATATGATTCTGTTTTTACCATAATTGGTTTCTTACCTTGTCCTTTCGAGGCTTTACCACCACGACCAGCTTTGTTTTGAGCTCTTCGTTTTCTTCGTGTGGCTGTCTCTTTCTCTTTTTTACTCATTGATGCGGCTTTGGAAGCTGGAACACATTTTGCGTATCCTCTTTTATCTCCACTTGTTCCACATTCAGGGTGTTTACCAGATTTATCTTTTTTACCAATATTCACCCATTTCTGTTTAAACCATTTTCTTAAATCTTCGTCAAGAATATTTCCACAATTTATACAAACATCTTCCAACATTATATTATATCCTTTTCTTTGAATAGGAAGTCCTTTTTTTAAATCTTCCAATTCATCTTTGGAAATAACAAGTAAGTTATCAAATCTTTTTGGTTTTACTTTTGTATATTTCATTCTATCTCCAGCATATCTCATCTTTAACCATATTTCTTCTTATTTTTATACATTGTAATTCTTCGTTTCCAAACTGGTGTTTTTAATTCTTTTCTAACATCTTCTAAACATTTAACTTTCCATACTGTAATATCATTACCAATTAATCTATGATAAGCTTTTCTTACATCACCTCTTTTTAATTCTTTTGCTATTGATTCTAAATCTTTTGCAGTAAATTTTTGTAAACTTTTGTAAGGCATTGTTCCATATCCAAGAAGATGAACCATTGGATTTTCAGGGTCAAATTTACCCTCTTTCATTTCTTCTTTCCAATTATAAATTCTTCCGTCAACATCAGTATCTTTTATTGTTAAATTTTCATCTAACTCTAATCTTTCCAATTCAGTAAATCCGTCTTTTTCATTAATATTTTTAGACCACCTTTTTGGTAGTTTTTTAAACGAAGTATCGTTCCACTCTTTTAATAAACTTTTTAATTTAATCATTTTATAAAAATCCTAATAGGTTATCTAAATCTCTTAATGCTCTACGACTACCTTTCATTGCAGCTAATATAGCCATTGAGTATCGTCTTCTTTGACTTGAAGAACCAGCATCTAATACATCTAATAAATCATCTGGGTCAAGTTTATACTTTTTTAAAAATTTCGTAACATCACTTGGTTTTCTACTAATCATTTTAGATAACATAAGTAAGTCTTTTCTTTTATTTTCTTTTATTAAATCTGTTAGTTTAATTATACCCTCATTTTTTGTAGGAAGTTTTTTAATAAATTCAACTGCTCTTTTAGAAACTTCTCTTGGGTCTCCTTCAATACTACCCATACCTGATTCGTCATTTTGTAAATGACTAACCATTAGTTCAATTTCCTCCAAAAGTTCATCAAGTTCTTTTCTATCTTCTTGTGATAAATCATCATAATTAATTTCATCTTCAAGAAATGTTCCAACATTTTGAAGTGTTATTGCGAAGTCATCTCTTTCGTCTGAATCTAAATCCCCATACGCATCATCAATATTTTTTTCAATCTTATTGGCTAAATCATTAACACTTTTAACTACTTGTTTTGAAACTTTTGCCGTTGAAACTTTAGGAACTTCTTTTACTTTTTTATTAATACCAACATCTCTGTAGTCATAAAAATTACCTCTAAACTCACTAAATCCTGCGTCTTTAAGTTCTTCTCTAATTTTATTTTGAGCTTTAGATATTAAATCAGAAATTTTCTTACTATTTTCAGGTTTTATATCTTCTCGTGATATATCGTCTGATGGTGGCCCTCCAAATACTCCATCATCATACATTTTCTGAACGGCTTTTGTCCATGCGTCAAGCGCGTCTTTTT